ATGGTGTCAGGTCCAAGAACCTTAACCGTAAAGGTGTCTCCATAACCACCCATCTTACTCATTGTTGCGTCTGTACAAGACACCATCGTCGCCATAATTGTTAGTAATGTAAATAACAGTACTACATAAAAATTTGATTTTTTCATATTATATCTATTTGTTTAGTTTCCAAATCAATTGTAATGTCAAAAGGTTTTTGGCTGTGAGAATAACGTTCATCCAACACAGATGAGTTGAAGAAGTGTGTTCCGTTCTTCTCAACATAACCATAACCTGAATGGATATGTCCACAGTTGTGAATCAAAGGATGCAATGTTTCCAATCGTTTTGTAAGCATCTCACATCCAAGATTAAAATCACGACGATTAACAACTGTATCCAAGATACCCCAAGCCGGTCCGTGTGTTAACAAGATGTCGGTATCATCAGGAATATCTTTCCACTTTTGTTCAATCTCCCATCCGTTTCGTGGTAAGTTGAATGCCCAATTGTAGAACTCAGGTTGCCAAGGACTACCATAGATTTTCAATCCCTCAAACTCAACGAAATCATCAATCAAACAAATAACACCTTTGTCGTTAAATTCACGAATCATTTTCCAAGCGTCAAATGGTTTGTCCTCAATGTATCTGTCGTGATTACCAGGAATGAATACCTTCATCTTATATGGTAACTCACTGAACCAATTTAAGAAGTCATACAAATCTTCCCAATCGTAACCTGAATTCATAACGTCACCGCTATGCAAAATCAAGTCACCACCACTTACAAGGACATTTCTTTCCTTTGTGTGAGTATCAGACATTAATGTTACTTTAATCTTCATAATTTTCAGGCATTTGGGTTATTACGTTTCTTCTCCACCACTTTGTAAATCTACTACTTTTAAACTTACCGGCAAAATATTCTCCAATCAAAATGAATAAAATACTTGAAACCGCCAATAAAAACATAACAAATAAAAAATAAAGTAACTTAGTTAACATATTATCGGTATTTGTTATAAAGGTTATTAATCATTTCAAGTTCCTCATCTGTCATTGAGTAATACTTGGTTGAAATGGTGTGTAATTTACCTATGAACTCTTCTTCCATCGGACTTATCTTATCTTCATTCCAAGGCTGTAATGGGTGTTTTGCAAGGTGTCCGTCTTCAATAAGAGCAGTAATCACTTCCTTAATTTCTCTTTTTGAACAGTTAGATAAAAACTCGTCAACATCAATATCTAAATCAACATCAACATTATAAGCTGTGAAATTTGGCATATTATTTTGTTTTAAATTATGTAATAAGCAGTTACCTTTCTTGGGACACCAGGATAAAGATTGTCAATTGTCTTATGTAAATCTTCATCCTGTGTGTCCTTATTAAAATTAGAATTAATTCCGAAATCAAGAATGTCAAAGTGTTGGTCAATCTTTTCAATGATTTCAATTCTTTGGTTAATCGTCAATTCAACATCAATTACAATTCTACTTGTCATACGGTGTGCGGTATTGAGTGTCTAACACAAGTTTGTGGTTTAGATTCATTCATCAAGAAGTTATTGATGTAACCCATCATATTTGCAGAACCAATAGGGTTAGCTGAATGAACCAAAACAATTGGAAACATTATCGGTTCTTTCTTTTTATCAAAATGATTCATCACCAATCTTTCAGGGTATTGAGTGTAAAACTCATCAACCAAGAACTTAGCAGCATCGTATCCAGTCTTCTCATTGATATTTCCATAATCCAATTTAAAGTTTGGAGCAACGTTGTTGAAGTACTCATTCATTGCACTATCACCCAAGTCGTGGTCCAAAGAAATGGTTGCAATATTCTTAATTCCAACCTTCTGAACCAAATTCACAAACTCGTGGTAGTTTCTAACAACCATCCAGTCCTTATCCATTGGTGTGCGAACATCATCTAAATAAATCTTCATCTTATTCCCCCTTTATTTTTTCAAACGCTTCATCAATTCTTCTCATACCCACATTCACAAACCAAATCTCAAATGCGAAAAAGAATAACCACCAATTATAATCAACTAATTCAGTTATTTTGTAATCACTGAACACATCAACTAACAATATTACCATAAAATAGATTGGTAGTAACGAATACAACACCAACCAAATCCAATTAAAAACTTTTTTCATATATTATATTTTTTACAAAGATACATTAAACTTCCTCACTCTCCAAATAATTTATCATCATACTTGCCATTGAGTAATTTGTGGCAATTGGTGTGTCAGTTACATTACATATTCTTAACACCATCTGAACATCCACCTCGTGGGGATGTGATGATAATGGGTCAATAAAGAAGATTACATAATCAATATCTTTATCAACAATCTTGGCAGCAATCTGAGCATCACCACCCATAGGTCCTGATTGTAACCTATTAACTTTAACACCAGCAAACTCAATATGTTTACCTGTCGTTCCTGTTGCGTAAATGTTAGCCCTACGTTTGAAGAAATCCAATCTCTTCATAATAAAGGCCACCATATCAGCCTTCTTGTTATCGTGAGCAATAACCGCAATATTAAATTTATTATTCATAGTCATGTTTATTTTCGCTTAATACTTTAATTAAATTATAGATAAAAAATAAAATTAGAAATAAAATTTCTAATCTAACAAATCCAAACATCCATATATAAAATAAATTATTAGGTCTGAAATCTTCAAACCAAGGAAAACAAATTTCAAAATAATAAGGTAAAAAAACAAAAAAAAGTATGTTCAGAAATGTCTTTAAATAACGCATACTTTAAATTTAGTAATAAAATAAATTTTTGTCAAATTTATTTACCTATTACCAAATCTTTTAACTTCTCTTCAATATCAGGTGAACTTTTAGTTTCGTTGTGAAAATATGATTCAATTACATTAATTATATCTTGCTCACACTGTGAAATTTTACTTTTTATCCAATCTTCCATTTCATCCTCATTTTCTAATGATTCAAACATCTCATGAGCCAAAGTAGATATTATAAAAAGTTTGTCTTTAACTGAGCCCTTATCTTTATCCTTATCCTCAGTCAAAAGATTTTTAATTTGATTTAGTTGTGACTCTTTAATTATAATTTTTTTCATACCTATAAATATAATCAAATACAAAAAAGGTGGTTTCCCACCTTTTTAAGAGCCCGACTTTGGATAAGTCGTCCACCACTTTGTTTTAAACAAAGATTATTAAATTTTACTTTTAACGATTTCAGTAAAAGAGATTTGATTCTCTTTAGTGAAAACTAAACAATTCTTCAATATCTCATAAGGAATGTGTGTTAGTTGGTCAACACCATTGAATATTGAGAACTCTTCTTTATTAACTAAAGAAACGTGAATCATGTTTAAAAACATTTTCAACTGAGTAGCGTCAGTGAATGTTTGACTCAAAATTTGTCCGAATTCTTTACTTGTGATTATTACTGTTCTGTTATTCATAGGACAAAAGTAATAAAACAATCATCAACTTCCAAATTTATTTAGATAATATTTGATAGTTTTTTCAATACCCTCATCAAAACTTGTTTTTGGTTCCCAAGCAAGTGTTTTATTAATTTTACTGTTATCAATAGAATACCTATGGTCGTGACCTTTTCTATCCTCTACAAATTCAATAAGTTCTTTTGAATCTCTGTCCCAATCTTTAATATAGTCAATTTTATCACATATGATTTTAGCCAATCTGATATTCGTTATTTCATATCCACCACCAATACAATATGTCTCACCAATCTTCCCACCATGAAATACCGCGTCAATTGCCTCAACATGGTCATTAACATATAACCAATCTCTAATATTTAAACCATTACCGTAAACTGGTATTTTCTCACTTTTCAATACTTTCTTTATGACCGTAGGTATAAACTTCTCATCATGTTGGTTAGGTCCATAATTATTAGAACAATTTGATATGACAACAGGTAAGTTATAAGTATGATGATAAGCCCTCACAAAATGGTCAGCAGATGCCTTTGATGCTGAGTATGGACTTCTAGGGTCATATGGAGTGTTTTCATTAAATGAACCTGTAGGACCCAATTGACCAAAAACTTCATCTGTTGATATGTGATAAAAAAGTTTAACTCCGTATTTCACCGAAGCGTCCAATAAATTAATAGTTCCAACAATATTACTTTGGACAAATTTTAATGGGTTTAAAATTGAGTTGTCAACATGTGATTCTGCTGCGAAGTGGATTACATATTCAAATTTATAATTGTCAAACAATTCAAACAAACGTTCTCTTTCTATAATGTCAAATTTTACATAACGACATCCTGATAAATTATTAATGTTTTTTCTATTTGATGCATAGGTCTCAGAATCTAATATTAACATCTCATAATCGGGATACTTTTCCCTCATGTAATTAAAAAAGTTGGACCCGATAAAACCGAGTCCACCTGTAATAAGAATTTTCATAAAACAATTAATAAGAAATAAGAACTAAAATATCAATGAAGAATCAAATATAATAGTCCAAAATTAACAACCAAGGAACCAATTGCAACACCTCTCCATTTCTTTTTTCTGTCGGTTTGGATTTCTAACTTTTCTTTCGTCTTTGAGTGCTCAATCAACTCATTGTTGTATTTTTCTTTAAGACGATTTGCTTCAGATTCCATTTGTGTAAATAATACATTCAGGTAGACATTAGCGTCCTGTTCATTCTTTAACTGTTCATCACAATTATCTTTATAGATGTATAACTGTTCAATCTCTTTCTTCTGAGCCTTTTCAGTTTTGATAATTGTTAATAACAATAACTCTTGTGATTTACTGAAGAACACTCCTGTGTCACCTTCATATACTATTCTAATAGGCTTCAATACTTGACCAAACGCTGTCACGTTGAGCAAGATTAAGCTTACCAAGATTACTAATTTCTTTAGCATTTTCTTCTTTAATGTATTTTATTTTGGTAATAACTTTACCCTGTTTATTATCGTAGGCAATTCTTAAATCTTTCATTTGTTTATTCAAACTATCAACTTGTGAACGCAGTGCATTAATCTTCGTACCATCTTCAATCGTAACAGTAATAGGTTCACGATTTAATAAAATACCTACATATATACCCATACAAATCACAATAACCCCTAACAGGATTTGAGACCAATATTTACTTAAAACATCTTTCATTATTTAAGTAGGTTATAATATTCTTTAAAGTGTTTAATTCTATCAGGTAACCCGATAGTTCCACCGTTAACTCTTTTAGTTACTGCAGTTACAGTAGCGTCATCAGACCCTTTATCACAAATAGACCAAAGTTTATTTGAATCAAAGAAGAATGCTGCAGATGCCAATGGATATTTGGTAGCCACTAAATCAGGATTTGCAACTGTATCTTCACCAATGAATTTTGCAAAGTTTGTATAGTTTTGTTTCCCAGTCAATTGGATATATCCTCTGCCGCGAAATTTGAATCCTTCACCTGTTGACTCATCACCATTTCCCATTCTTCCACCATAAACACGAGACGCAATCTTTTCAGGTTGTCTTGCATATGATTCATTTAGATTACCAGGGAAATACTTACCAAAGATTTTTTTAAGTCCATCCGCAGAATAGTTAAGGTTTTCAGATACTGATTTAAATCCACCTGATTCGTGACCACACTGAGCCAAGAAATGAGCCAATCTTAATGGGTTAGTGATGTTGAACTTCTTAGCAGTGTCAGGAATTTGAGCAATTACAGCGTCAGGAATATGACCTTTTAAATTTTGTAATTTAAATTCTGAACTTGTTGGGATAACAACATCTTCTTTTATCACTTGAGCAGGTTGTTCAGTAGCTCCAAACATTTTACCCCAAGTTCCATCACCAACGATACCGTCAGCAGTTAGTCCGTTAGCCGCTTGCCATTCTTTAACTAGTTTTTCTGTACCAGGACCGAAACTTCCATCCGCAGTAGTCCCTAATTTTGTTTGGAGTTTTTTAACGTCTTCTCCTTTAGACCCAACTTTTAGTAACATAAGCTTTAATTTTACAATAAATATTTATTATTTTATTTTTAAAACGCTTCAACTTCTTCCATCATTAACTGATAAGCTCTGGCAAGTCTTGTCATTCCGATTCCACCACCAAAACGTGGGAAGAAGTCATGTGATAAGAATTCTTCCAATTCTTTCTCAACTCTTTCTTTTCCGAATAGTTCAAACAATTTAGCAGAGTAACCACCATTCTCAATTGTGTAAAAGTTATTTCTCATTTCTTCCACATTGGAACTTCTTTCCGCGGAACCAATTGTTTCTTGTCCGTAAAGAATTACGTCAACCTTATTGAATATTCTATTTTTACTCTCTCTCATATTCCAAAATGGATTTGTTCTATAAGGGAAATTTTGAAGAGATACTACAGGACCTTTTTCTTCCCACATTCTTGTTTCGTGTTCGTTTTCTAAAATTGGGACTCCTCCGTATTCTTCACAAACATCGTCGTAGTTAACCTCAACAGGTTTGTCAAAACCTAAATAGTCTAAAAGTTCCGATTCAAGTTTTATCATTTCTTTCATTCCACCTTTTGATTCAAATTCAAACATTGGGAAAATTAATTCATGTCTGCCAGGGATTGGGTCTTTTTCTTGTCTGTAGGATGTTGATATACAGTAAACACCATTCCATTCAGGATTTTTAAGTAGTTCATATTCTAACCACATTTGTCCTGTTTGTGGTAGTGGCCAAACCTCTCCCTGATAATTGAATGTTGTTATTGAGTGGGGGTTTTCACATGCTGCCAAGATTGATAATCTTGATTGTGTTGGGACTTCTTTAAATCCTTTTGATTGGAAAAATGTCCTCATTTTTTGGACTAATTCATTGTAAGTTTTTGTGTCTTTCATTTTTTTTTTATTTTTATTTTTTATTTATTGTTAACGTATGGGCAAAAAAAATCCTGACAATTGTCAGGACTTCCTTACTAAATTATATGTGTTTCGTAATTTATTTATCATACTTTTTAGTTAAATATTAACAAAAGTTATAAAAGTCTTTTTTTTATCCTTTTAAAAGGTCTTTATTTTTTTTGATATCAAAATAGGTATCAATTAATTTATCAATTCGTTTGTCAGTATATGAATTGGACTCCCTAACAGAATCCGTCATTTTATTATCCATACCTCTCCAAATATCCGTAATTTGTCTTTCCAATCTGTCGTTATGTTCTCTAAACTCAGAATGAATATTTTGTCTTTCAGTATCAATCGTAAGCCAACCCCAAGTAATCACCCCAATAAGAATTAGAGCAAAAACCGAGAGCATACCTAAAACAAAATAAGTTGTTTCCATAGTTTTAATTTTTTTTAATTTTTATGACTTTTATAACTTTTGTTTTAATATAATAAGTTGAAATAGGATGTAAACTAAAAACCCCCATATAAAATATGAGGGTTTTAAGAACTTGTGGTTTTAATTAACCCTTAACCTCTTCAAAGTCAACATCAGAAACTTCCATATCAGGATTACTATTCTCTGATGTAGTGTTATATAAAATTTCAGAAATCTTTTGGAATGTCATGTTAACTTTCTCCATAGATTCTTTAATTTTATCAATATTTCTTTCAGACTTTGCATTTTTTAAATCTTCCAACGATGAATTAATATCGTTCTTTTGCTCTTCGGTTAATTTATCCTCAATTTCCTTGTAAGCCTTTTCAACTTGGAATATTGTGTTATCCGCAGTATTGATTGTCTCAACTTCTTCTTTCGCCTTCTTATCAACATCGGCATTTGCTTCCGCCTCTTGTTTCATTCTTTCAATTTCCTCTTTTGAAAGTCCTGATGAAGCTTCAATACGAATGTTTTGTTGTTTGTTGGTTCCTTTGTCAAGAGCCGATACATTGATGATACCATTGGCGTCAATATCAAATGTAACCTCAATTTGTGGAACACCTCTCATTGCCGGTGGAAGACCATCCAAGTGGAAACGACCAATGGTTCTGTTGTCCTTAGCCATTGCTCTCTCACCTTGTAACACGTGGATTTCAACTGATGGTTGGTTATCAACCGCAGTTGAGAACACTTGTGATTTCTTACTTGGGATTGTTGTGTTCGCTTCAATCAACTTTGTGAACACTCCACCCATTGTTTCAATTCCAAGTGATAGTGGTGTAACATCCAACAACAATACATCTTTAACATCACCTGCTAATACTCCTGCTTGGATGGCCGCCCCAAGAGCAACAACCTCATCAGGGTTAACACCTTTTGATGGGTCTTTACCGAAGAACTTCTTAACCGCTTCCTGAATTGCCGGAATACGTGTTGTACCTCCAACCAAAATGATTTCATCAATGTCAGATGTTTTAAGTCCCGCACTTTTAAGAGCCGACTCACAAGGTTTAATAGTTCTTTGAACCAAACTATCAACAAGTTGTTCAAACTTTGCCTTACTCAAATTACGAACCAAGTGTTTTGGAACACCATCAACTGGCATAATGTATGGAAGATTAATCTCCGTTGAAGATGAAGATGACAATTCAATCTTCGCCTTCTCAGCTCCTTCACGTAAACGTTGTAGAGCCATTGGGTCTTTTGTCAAATCCAATCCGTTCTCGTCTTGAAATTCTTTAACCAACCAATCAACAATAGCTTGGTCAAAGTCATCTCCTCCAAGGTGTGTGTCACCATCTGTAGACAATACTTCAAATACTCCATCACCCAATTCCAAAATGGATACGTCGTGAGTTCCACCACCACAGTCAAACACAACAATCTTCATATCTTTAGATTGTTTGTCCAATCCGTAAGCAAGTGCCGCAGCAGTTGGTTCGTTCACAATTCTCATTACCTTCAATCCCGCAATCTCACCAGCTTCTTTTGTTGCCTGACGTTGAGCGTCGTTGAAGTATGCCGGTACTGTGATAACTGCTTCCGTAACTTCAGAACCCAAATAATCTTCAGCAGTTTGTTTCATCTTTTGTAAAACCATTGCTGAAACTTCTTGTGGTGAATACTCCTTACCGTCAATCTCAACACGTGGAGTACCTTTACTGTTTACCACTTTGTATGGAACTCTGTTCACTTCACTTTTACTTTCATCAAAGCCAGTTCCCATAAAACGCTTAATAGATGAAATTGTTTTTTCAGGGTTGGTAACCGCTTGACGTTTTGCCGGGTCACCAATCTTTCTCTCACCACCATTAATAAATGCGACAATTGAAGGGGTGGTTCTCTTTCCTTCACTGTTTGTAATCACAACTGGTTCGTTACCTTCCATTACGGCAACACACGAATTAGTTGTTCCAAGGTCAATTCCTATAATTTTTCCCATAGTTTAATTTAATTTTGTTCAATAATATTGATTATTTTTTATGGAGTCAAGTCCGACCCCCAATTATTAAACAATATGCCAAAATAAAAAACCTGACATTTTGTCAGGTTCATATTAACTAATTGTCTTAATTTTTACACCATAAGGTAATTCATGTCCGTAATTGTGTTCAAACCATTTCAGAAAAGGTTCACGCCAGTGGTTACCAAACATTTTATCCAACTGATTTTTAATATCAGGTTCGTCAATACTCAATATTGGTGATTCTTTTTTTCTAATCATACCAAATTCATTATCCATCCAATAATTCTCCAAGTAAATTGTGAACTGTCTGTCATAATCATCATTATAAAATGCAATAGAGTCAATGTGACTTATTTTTTCAGGGAAGTTAACTTCTTCCATATCATAAAAATAACCCACGGACATATTTGACAGTAATAAATCTTCAATATAATCATACATCATATTGAAGAATTTTTGATTCTGACTTTCAGTTATTATGTATTTCACAATAATGAATATAATTTAATTAATTTACGATACAATTCGTCACCTCTTCTATCAAATACTTTCTCCCAATGTTTAAAAAATAACTCAGGGTTATCTAATAGTTTCTGACTCATGCCACGGAAAGGATTACTGGTCATACCACTTTGTCTTCCGTGTTCAATAATATGTTTCAAAATATCATTCCAGCTCTCAATCGCAAATTGTGTATGTTGTTGAGCCATTGGTTTTCTAAAGATATCCTCCAAACTTTGCATACGACTCAAATCATTAATTAACTTATCCGCTGAGAATGTTTTCAACATTTGAGCGTCTCTATAAGCATCGGTGTCTTTGATGGCAGTAATGAAGTCATTGTAATTCTCAATTTTTTTACTTTTAAGAACTCTTAATGATTGAGGAATTCTAGCCTGATGTTCAAACCTTAAAGACAAATAAAGAATATGTAAAAAATAATTGAACTCTTTATTGAAGTCTTTTTTAAGTGACCCAGCCAAAGTATTTAACGTATGTTCCTTACCGAAACCAATCTCCCCTGACTTTGTATATTTTTTATATAACTGATAAGAATGGAATACCTCGTGAGCAATTACAGAATCTAAATTAGGGCTTAGGGTTTCAAGATTATCCCAGTTGGAATCTCCCATAGTGAGTTCAAATTCAAACTCACCACTACTATAAGTTTTACCTAAACCTCTCCTATCTTCAAGTCCCATCTTTTCAGCATCAAAAACGTGGACCGCATTAATCGTAGGTTTTTTTATATTGTTAATATCTAATGCCTCATCAGGGTAAATATTAAAACTTATCGTAACTTTATTCTTATACAAAGGAAACTTATCCCATGATTCTTTATTGAAGAGTGGTGATTTTTTTACATACTGCCAAGATTTCTCTTTACTTACATTTATGTTACCTGACCTAAACTCAACATCACCATAATTCTTAACTTCAGCTTCACCAACTTTAAGAGACTTTCCACTATCTTTAAATGCCTGAATTTCATCTTTAACCAAGTTGGTAAAGATGTCAACAATCATTTCAATATCATCGGGAACCCCAGCGGCTTCTTTAATTATCTGTTTTATCCTTAGACGACTTATCACTAGTTTTAACTTTTAAGATTTTATCCAACTCCCATTTCATCGGAACATC